CCTCGTTGGGTTTTATCCCTGTAGGTCGTAACGACGTAGCCTCAGTCTCAAAGACTAAGGTTTTGTCGCCAGTGAACCGATTGGCCTTTTCGAGCTCGTAAAGAACTTTGGGAGCATTGCTCCGAAAGTGGGCTCGAAGTCCTCGCATGCACCGTACCACCGTGGTAGTATCGTAGCTCTTCGCAGAGCGTAGATATGTTCCATCACCACCGATTGCGACATATCCATAATCAACGTCAGTTGATTTATATTGGAATGCACGCAGTAGCCCAGCACGTCCGTTCGTCCGGTCTTGAGCGGTCGGATATGAAAGGCGTTGTCGGCGGGGGTGGGGTGTCGCAAGGGATGTTGAAGAAGCCAGTCGTTTACCACCCCATAGTCGGGGATCGACATATGATCGCTGTACCCTTCGGTAAAGCGGCCAGAGTCGGTCGTCGACAATCCCACCAACGTCACCCCAACTGCGGAGTCTATTAAGAAACCACAAAACGCGAGATGTATCATTGATGTACTTCCTGATATATATGGGGGTCACATCGATACCGTTCTTGTAATGGCCGCCACATGATTCCCTGAAGTCGTCCTTCCAAAAGGACTTCTCCATATTTATGCGAAAGCCGACATAGTTTAACACCGCGATCACGCGATGTGTTATGCCTGCGGGTACGATAATATCGTCCCCAAAAACGAGTATACGACCAGGTACGCTACTTAACTTCCTGACAGCTTCACCAAGAGCCCAAAAGAGTAAACTCTCAAGCTCGAAGGTATATCCATTACCCATACTGCTTAACATTTCCATCCTATGCCAGCTCTGTTTAGGGCCGGTTGTGGGGGAGACGTTGCAGTAAGGGCTACGGAGGGCCATCAGTTCGTCGAACCAATCACTGGGCATCAACTTCCACGCCAAACCCACAGTTACGCTATTACTAGCGCTCTTGAGGTCTAACGTAGAAGCCTGCTGATCAATGCTGGCTTGGTAAGCAGCACGGCGGTTGTTAAGCTGATTATTCAAATCGATACCAACTGATTTGAGTTTTTGGCGTATCCTGTTACCGAGAGCTTTCTGGAGGTACATATTTCCAGTTGGCTCTTTGCAACAAAAACGATCAGTTTCGCCGTTTTTCGGAACTGTGAAGCCGATATTACCCTTAACTACCCTAACCCAG